AGGGCATCTGCAATCGTGATCACCTCCGCATCCAGATCTTTCATCCGGTTTGCAATTGCCAATCCTGCGTATAAATCTCCTCCCACCGAATTGATGCGGACCGTGATTTTGGATTTTTCCTTGTACTGCTCCAGGTCATTTAAAAAATCTTTTTCGCAGATGTACAGCCCCTCTGTTGGTTTTCCAGTCCACCAGTCCACTGGAACGCTTTCTACAACCTCTCCATACATGTTAATTTCCAGTTCGTTGTTGTCCAGCTCCAGAAAGTCGTAGGCTTTCTGTACTGTTCCCGCCAGCATCGTACCGGTCGCATTCCGGATCCTTACTCCTGTTTCCATCGTTTTTCCTCCTGCATGGATTCCTGCATCATTTCCCGCATAGAATCCCTGATCGTTTCCTGAATCGTGTTTTTCAGTGCCGCCTGCTCTTCTGTCCCGAAGACCTCACGCCGCTTTTCTTCCTCCCGGCTGAGCTGATCCATGTTGTGGTTCCAGTCCGAGCCATTGATCCGTATAGACGAATCCGCATTGGTCGAGAATCCAGCTCCTACAGACATAATTTCCGCAGTCACTTCCTTCACAGGATCTAACTGTCCCTGTGTCGGTCCAATCCATTCACAGCCTAGCCACGCGTTCCGGATCAGCGGATCAGAGAAAAAGCCCGGTGCTGAAATTCTTCCACGCGCCACAGCCTCCGCCATCCAGCATAGATACACCGGGCGGCAAAAATCATCGACGAACCACTGTCGATACATCCGGAATGCTTTCCATGCTTCCAGCAACGCTCCTCTGGAAGCGGAATAGCTGCTGTTGAACTCCTTCATCAGGATATCGTGTGGGATTTCCAATGCTGCGCCCATCTGCACACACATTTCTTTCATGAAGCTTCCAAAACCAGATGCCGGGCGCTTCGGATCACCAAACAGCACATCTTCGTCCGGATTCAAGTATACTACATTGCCCGGCCCCATCTCATATTCGTTCGGATCATAGCTCGCCTGCTGTTCTCCGACTTCCCCTACTTCGTTGAGTGGGAACTCGTCCTTATCCGTCTTTGTCTTAATAAACGCCGTGAAAAAGCTTTCTACAATTGCCGCCGTGATCTCGCTTTCCGTGTAGCGTCTGGTCTGCAACAACGGTTCGATGATCTGCGCCAGATAAGTCACTCCGCGATACTGCTCCGGACGTTCGGCGTTCATGATGTGCATCACGTTTGGCAAACCAGTTTTTTCGCCATATGCCAGCACCCTGGTATACTTTAAATCCTCCGTCGTGATCTCGTAAGGATGTTTGTTTCGGAAGTGGTATGCCACCACCATTCCGTCCGGATTTACCTCGACTCCGTCGTGAATGGTATTCTTACCCCATTTTGCTTCTGTTACGTGGAGCACTCCCGTGCTTTCCGGTGTCGCACACCTATCCGCCTCGATCACCTGCAGTCGCAGGGAATAAGGATGCCATTTCGTTTCTTTGCGCTGCTTCTTTAGGATAAAAACATCCCCGGAAACCAACCAGGACATGAAGCAAAGCTGCTGCAGGCCGTAGAAATTATTCATTCCGGCAGCATCACAGGCACTTTTGTCCTCTGCCCAAAGGGCAAATTCCGCTTTCGTTTTCTTTTCCCAGAAATCCGCCTCTTCCGCTCCGAGCCTTAATACTTCCCGGTCAATCTTCGGATTCATTTTCAGACCCATCCCGATCGCATTCGTCCGCGGCGTCTTAATGGCGCTGCTCGCGATCGGCGCTGCCATATACAGCATCCTGGCACGTTCCCGAAGTATCTGGTTATTCAGGTCGATGTCTTCCCGCGTACTTCCCGACTTCGCGTTAAATCCCCTTAACGCCCTTCTCCGATATGATGCACCTGCTTCTCCGTATCCTTTCCCGCTTCCCCGGAAAATCACTATTCCGCTCATCTTCGCTCCTTACCAATCTCGCGGGATTACCCCGACAACTCTTCTCGGTTTGATCCCCTCTGTCCTGTTTTCCAGCTCTTCGATTTCCGTTTCCAGCTCATCAATCGCTTTCCTGATCTCCGCCAGATCGAGGTTATAGCGCTCCGTGCTCCTGCTGCCGATCCCGTAGCTTTTTATACCGCTTTTGGAGAGCATATAAGCTTCTTTGTCTTTGTACATCTGCAGCCGCACGGTTTTATCTTCAATTTTCTTTTTCAGTCTCTCTTTTTTACCAGTCATTCCGCTCTATCCTCCTGCCTGGTTGTTTCCGAAATACCTTTCTCGGCTTTACCACCGGTTTCTGAGGTTCAATATCATTCAATTTCTGGTACAATGTGTCCAGATTCGGCTTTAACGCATAAAATGCCGCATTTGCGTAGTTTCTGCAGTCCAGCGCTTCATTTCGGTTATGTCCCTCCAGCTTCTCCCATCTCCACACACCGCCTTTTGCAGTCACTTTGTAGACCATTTTCTCGGACAACAATCCGTTGAAAAAATCGGAATCATAACCTCTTCCTTCATTCTTCGGAAAATGAAACCTGTGAACCTGCTCTTTATCAGCGATCAGGTCGGAATAGATTCGTTCCTTTCCTGCATCAACCCCGATAATGTAAAGAGGCGTAGTGCCAACCACTACGCCATCTCTCATGATTTTCGCTTTGCTCGGTACTCCGATATACGGCACACCTTCCGCGCTTCGTCCTTTGATCGCAAACACGCGCTTCATCAGGCGCTTTCTGCAGTTTTCATACACTTCCTGCGTGTAATGTCCGCCGGAATCTACGAAGGTAACGGAAATTTTCAGTCCTTTTCCGTTCTTGAACTTCCATGTCCGGTCGATAATGCCATCCAGGCGCTCCCACACATCGTCTTCCAGTGGCTTCCCCATGATAAATCCTTTTTCGATTCCCCATGTCTCGCGGTCGCGGCCATATCCGACAACCTCGTACTCCAGTCTGTTGTCCTGTGTATCTACCCCGCAGGTCAG